CGACAGATTCAAGCTCTCTGGCGACCAGAATATCAAGAGCCGGTATGAAAATGACCACACAGGGTATCGCATTGCAACGTCCGTTGGTGGATCGGCCACTGGGGATGGAGGAAGCCGTCTGATCCTGGATGATCCACATAATGCGCAGGAAGCACAGTCAGATGTCATACGTGAGTCCACTATAGAGTGGATGGCCAGTGTATGGAGTTCGCGATTGAACAACGCTAAAACAGATGCGAACATAGTCGTCATGCAGCGTTTGCACGAGAAAGACATCAGCGGATATATATTGGAAGAACTCGGAGGCTGGGAGCATATTCTCATTCCGATGGAGTATGACAAGGTAAAACGCCGAACAGTCCTTGGTGCCTATGACCCGAGAACAGAAGAAGGTGAGCTCATATCTCCCGATAGGTTAGGTCCTTCAGAAGTAGCTACACTGAAGACAATGCTGGGTGTGTATGGGTCAAGCGGACAGCTGCAGCAGAATCCGGAACCTTCTGGCGGAGGTATACTCAAGACGAACTACATTCAACTATGGCCTTCAGATAAAGGGCTTCCTCAATTTGAATACATCCTGCAGTCTTACGACTGTGCGTTTACCGAGAAGACAACCGGTGACCCGACCGCGTGTTCTGTATGGGCGGTGTTTACGCACCAAGGCCAGCGTAACGTCATGCTGGTGGATGCATGGGATGAGCACCTCAGCTATCCAGACATGCGCTCAAAGGTAGTTAAGGATTGGAGTACAGAGTACGGAGGAATGAGTAAAGAGAACGCATTCCATAAGGCCCGTAGGCCGGATAGGATACTTATTGAAGAGAAGGCCAGCGGTCAGTCTCTGCTGCAGGATTTACGTCTTGCAAAAGTCCCGGCGATTGGGTACAATCCAGGTAGGGCAGATAAAGTATCCCGTGCACATCAGGCAGCCCCTACACTTGAGCTTGGTATGGTATGGGTGCCTGAGTCAGCAAAGACCCCAGGTCACCCAGTAAGCTGGGCAGCTCAGTTCATGAAACAGTTGGCGAAGTTTCCTGTGGCAGAACATGACGATTATGTCGACACATTCACACAGGCGATAATCTACCTGAAAAATGACCGCTGGTTTGAACTTCCGAAAGCCAAAGATTATGATGCCATCGAACGACCTCCTAAAGAAAGGATAAACCCATATGCCGTCTGAACCAAGTAACCAGCGCAGCGCCAACGCACTTTCCGCCCTTGCAATGAAGTACGCCGGCGAAGTGCCGACCAGAGTCCGTGAGTTCAATGAAGGTCTCCCCGCTGCCGCAGTTGACACAGGAAAGGCCATCTTCAGCAAACTTCCGCCAGAGCTGCAGGAACGCCTCTCAGAGGCTGCGTCAGCCGGTGGAGACGCTCTGCACCAGATGGTGTCGCATGTTGCCTCCTCGCCCGCCGGACAGGCTATAGGCGCAGGGTTCCAAGGCATTGACGCCGCCACCAAGCCTCTGCAAGAGCGCTATGCCACCAATCAGCAGATGATGAAGGATATGGGGGTACAGACTCCGTCAATGGTCGACAATCCTCTGTTTGATGTTGCGGATGTCGGACCGGCGGGCAAGGCCGCAGAGTTGGCAGCATCTCCGATGGTATTCAGCAGGCTTGAGCGTGGTTTGATGCAGGCTCCGGTCAAGGCTATCGGCACGGGCACCAGCGCTGAGCAGTGGCTCATGTCAAACCTCGGTAAGTACCAGATGTCGAAACTCGAGTCAGAGCTCGCCGGACTCACCGACTACCTCCAGAAGGCCGGGAAAGGACCTGTTACCCGTGAGGAGATGCTTGACGTGGTGCGTAAGGGGCAGCCGAAAGTGGAAGAGGTGTGGTACGGTAAACCTGAGCTATTCCCTCCAGACTCGTACATGGACCCAGATACGGGAGACGTTGGAACCTGGGAAGACTGGGCTGCCGCAACAGAGGATTTTTCAGAGTATGGTGGTCTTTCACAGGCTGAGCAGCTTGAGCGACTGCTTGATGTTTCCGGAGAGCCAATTGGGGTTTTAGATAAACACCCAAAGTACAGTGATTATACCTTGCCCGGGGGCGAAGAGCACAAAGAGCTGTTGTTGACTCTGCCACCGACAAACCGATCAGATGTGTTCAAGTCAAACCACTGGAGAGAGAACGACGTCGTCGCGCACATCCGAATGAACGACCGTGTCAGCCCTGACGGCAAGAAGACACTCTTCATGGGCTGTGACTTCGGGCAATCCTCTGAGTGGCAGTATAATCGCAGCTTGGATTGGCATTTGCTACAGTATCCCGATCAC